CTCACTTCCTTCTCCGTCTCCGAGAACCTCGCCTCCTCCGGTGCTTTTTTCGGCATCCTCTTCAACAGGAGCCTCCTCTGTACTTTCTTTCTCCTTCTTAGGCTCAATGAGCGTGACACCATCACCATACTTAAGCATTATAGCAGAATGTCGAGAACCCGTCTCTGCTCGAGCCTCAGGCGACAACCATGCCCTAATAAGGCCTGCATCTTTCCACTGTTTGTAGCAATCCTCACAAAAGCGGTAACGGTTTTTAGCCGTGATATATACAGCCTCTTTATCACATCTGTGACCGTTGTCGAAAAGTGTGCAACACTGATTATCCATTTTCTCCTCCTAATGTATTCTCTTCTTCGTCACCTTAGTACTCCTTCATCTTTCATTTTGGAAGCAAATTCCAAAAGCTCTGAGGGCAAGATTCCTGTAAATGGTACTATTTTACCTCCCCCATGAGTAGGAGAAATTTCAGCTTGTCCTGGCTTCCAATCAGTCCAAGTGTCTTTCACTCGAGCTTCTATACCTCTATTAGCATAATAATTGATTTTAGCCTGAATAACCTCAGGCGGTTGACAAGCATAATTAAGATGATAAATTTTTCTATCGTGACAAATTATAGATTTATATGTAGGCGGATTCACAGCGCGCCCCTGAGAATCTATAGGATAATTAAATGAACCATCCCAACTCCAATCCTTCCGCCAACGCCATACTCTTGCCATTGGCACATCCCATACACTTTCAATTGCTATTTTATCAAGGCCATGCCAAAAATGATAATATCCTACTCTATATGTCATAAGAGCAAGGTCCATATAAAACTCCTTAAAAACACCTGCAAGATCATGCCTATGCCATATTTCATCAGAATCCAATTTTAGAAAAAGCTTTGTCTTAACTGCATCAGTGATTACGTTTAGCATTGTCTGTTTGTGATTCCATATCCGACTATGCTCAAGTAGATGAATTTTCCCATCAGGATCAGGTAAAGAATCAATAACCTCAAGAGTATTATCTATTGAACCACCGGCAGGCGTTACCATTTCTGGATTAGCCTTTGCGTAGTGTTCAACTGCGCCCTCTACAATTAATATTTCATCCACCAACTTATATACCGAAGAAACTGCATATGGTAACGTAACAGCCCCGTTCAATATGATTATTCCTGCAGTAGCCGACGGTAACGGCTCAGTGCGAACTTCAACAGGTTTTTGTGACTGTGTTGATACAATGGGGACAGTTTGACCCTTAGGGAGTAGCTGCTTAATTTTAGTAGCCATTGCTATCAGAGAAAATGTTTCTTTAGCGTATTCCCTTCCTTCTTCACTTCTTTGCTTCCAATATTCCTTATCATTTATCAATCTGTTAATGGCATCACCCATGGCACTATAATCACCCATAGGAACAAGATCTATAAGTTCCCCATAAGCTTCCCTCAACACTGGAAGATCATATGCAACTGCAGGTGTTCCGCACATTAAGGCTTCTGCAGGAGGCATGCCAAAACCTTCAAAGTGAGTAGCTGTTACTAAAACTTTAGCTTTCTTTATAATTTCATATTTTCTTTCGTCAGGTAAAGTGCCGTGAACATACACATCTATATCCATTTTAAGGCCAGTTTCCAGCAACTGACTTTTTGTTCCTGGGCCTACTTGACCTATAAAATGAACCTCAGGTTTTCTGCCTTCAACTCTTTTTAAAGCTCGCAGAATATGAATTGGCTGTTTGAAATCTGTATGTCTTCCTATAAATACAATAGAATGACTTCTCTTTTGATTAGGCACTCGAGCAACCATAAATTCATTTACAGCAGGATACAGATAATCAAATAACTCAGGCGATTTACTTTCTAAAGGATCCCAAGCCATAGCCCAATTCATTGGCTCTTGTGCTAAGCACAATACTAAATTGGCTTCTTTCAGAGCTATGGCATATCCTCGCCAATACTCATCTGTTCCATCTACTCCATGACGCCACGCTCTTACATAATTAGGTGTCTCAAATATTAACCCTACAAAAGGTATTCTATGTTTTATAGCGAACGTATGACCATATTGACCTCCATAATTAGGAACACCTATAATTACATCTGCATCACAAGATTCATTATTTCTTGCCCACATAGGATCTTCGATAATTTTGAATGAACCAGTAATAGGGAAATCTGCAAAATCTGCATCGAAGAATGGAAGCAAATTAGTAACTATTTCGACCTGATAGCCATACATAGCCATTACTCTTGCTAACATATATGCATAATAACGACCGCCAGAGTAGTGAGAAATATTTTCCATAAAAAACCTGACTTTACAAATATTCTTCAAAGCTTTTCTTCCTTCTACTGTACCAAGAATACCTGTTAATCTATCTGAATCTGTTTTAGGTGGTGCCTCTGATCGAAGGGAGTTTTTGCGCGACCTATATCTTTTAACATGAGAAGGATGAACAAAATTCTTTCCGTCAACCACATATCCCATTTCTTTTCTCCAATCGGGATTAGGGAAGGCTCACCTTATGCGAACCTTCCCACATCCGTCAGCTTGACTAAGAGGCGATATTGGCCGTCGGCAAGTTCCTGAGCCAACAAATAGCATCCACGTATTCGACTGTAAAATCGAAACGTTCAGAAACCACTGTTCGCTTAGCATCACTTGCGATAACCTCTTCGTCCTTAATCTTTATGAGCCTCCGGTCCCCTATGATAGGGTTACCTTTATGCGTCACAATACCGTTACCTTCGGTCAAGAACGGCGCTGAGATGGTAGTTATCTGCCCCCACAGCTTTCCTATCTCTCCGGTAAAGATTGTGGCACCTGGCCCATACTTATCCAGGGTCTTGAAGGTATCTCTCTGCATCAACTGCAAGGCATTGAACGGATCAACAAAAAGAACAGTGTTCTTAAAGTTGCGTCCGTACTTACCCAAGCGATAGAGTGTATTTGCGATCATAGCCTCTGTAAATGCGCTACCACTTGCATTTACAGGAGCCGCCGCACTTGAACTCTGCGCTAGAAAGAGTAAGCCTTCGAAGATCAACCTCGGGTCCTTTGTGTACCAGTTCCCCTCGGTTGCCGAATCCGGAGTGCTAGCTGTTGCCGTGTGATCTGGGTCACCTACCAACATCGCCAGTTCCTCAGCTTCGGCTACTGCATTGGCAAAGTCATCTACAATGATAGAATCTACGGAAAACTTGGAGTCTTCGTAGATTTCCATTGAAGCCATGACCTGTGCCAAAAATTTCTTAGCCGTCAGCGTGATGGTACCGGTGGCGAAGTCCGTAGGCTTCGCTTCGACGATCTCAGATGACTCATACCACACAGACATGCCAGAGAGAATCTTCGGAATATCGCGAGTCTTGCTTGCCATCGGCCAGGTGCGAAACAACTGGCGACAGAAGCTCAAATCACGAATATATGCGATGAACTCATCTGCCATATCCGGAGGAATGAAGTCTCCTATCTGCCCTGCGGCAGTAGTAAGAGATTTAAGCAAAGCCTCTTCTAAAGTCCGGTTATTCAAGCTCTTTTCACCTCCTTTCAAAAGTTTTGGCATGAGACTGACGGATGTTTATTCTAAGAGTCATTTTCTTCCGGCTCTCAGCTTTTCTCTATGGGTTCGTTGGCTAACACGTGAGCAAGGCCTGCTTTCCTCAGCTCGGCAACCTTCTCCTTACCGAGAGCCTTTTCCAGAGTTGCTACAGAAATCCTTCCATCCTGGATAGCCTTGGTCGTCTCTTCGACGGTCATGTCTTCCATATCCTCAATGGAAAGTTGTTCTACAACACCTTTTGGCTCGTGCTTTTCATCGAACTCAGAGGGATCGGTCGCACCCTTCTCCTTCGGTGGCTTATCCGAAGAGATTGGAGCTGCCTTTATACCTGCCGCAACTGCAGTTGTGATCAAACCTGCAAGATCACCTGCGGTCAGTTGAAGATCCCTTCCGATAACCATGGATTCAGGAGACTGAGCCTTACGCAAGCGCCTGATCTCCTTATCCTGTTTCTTTAGTCTCTTCTCAAAGGCAGCAAACTTACGAGAAGTTGCTTTTGACTCCTTCTCCTCAACTTCCTCTTCCTCTTCCTCATCATCCTCTTCCTCATCATCCTCTTCATCGTCCTCTTCCTCACTGTCTCCGAGAGATTTGACAAGAGTGAGAAGAACAGCCTTCCGCATCTCTGCTTCGAGGACATCCTCTTCCTCTTCCTCAACAGCCTCTTCGGCAACCTTTTTCTTGGCAACCTCCTCCTCAGCAGCGATCTTTTCCTCTTTCTTCTTTGAGCCGGCTTTCTTTGTCATTTATTTTTCACCTCCTTCCTGCAAGTTAAGGTCATAGCGTTTGACGAAATCAGAAATAAGTTCCTTAATCATACTATTAAATTCATTCACAAAATCCTCAACTAGTTCGCCAAGATCATCCTTCTTATCTGATACATCCATCTCAGGATCGTCCTTAATCTCCCGAAACTTATCCCACATCAACCACCATAAATCGTGACATCTACTTTGAATATCTCTAGCCTCCATCATTTCATTTAATGTTTCTTTTAATTTTTTTACATCGGTGATAATTACCTTACTTGTTCCTGATAAAGCCTTCATTATAATTTCCAACGGTTGACTATAAATGGCAGGCAGAGCCGTTACACTTATTTCCCATGCCTCCCCATCTCCTAACCTATTAACAGGTCTCCCAAGCTCTTCATTATATGATCTTTTAACTCTTATAAGGCGACCACCTATTGATAATCCTAAAGGAGTACCGTGCTCAGTTTTATCTATAATCTTCTGCACTTTCTCATTTTTCTCTGGATCTTCAGCTGCAATACCTACACGAAGGCGAGTTAGGTTTTGGGATTTAACTATTTCTGATTCTTCTGGGTCAACATAGCCAATCGTACCATCTACAGTTCTCTGATGCTCATAAAAAGCAGGAAGCCTTGTTTGTTCAGCGTCAGCCTTAATTTTCTTTAAAAAATCTTCTGTTACATACTCATCCTCTTTATCAATGCCTGTATTTGTTGCCTCTCCTTTAATAATAAAAACTTTCTTATCTCCTACTTCCTTCTTAAAAACTTGAACACAACCCTTTTCATCTGTCATAAACGGAAGAGTTACTTCAAATTCTTCATCTACATCAATTTCTTCAACACAAGTCTTAGCATATTTTTCTGCTTCTCCTGAAAGATGAGCATCAAAAGGTGAAATTAGAGGATCATATACGTGAGGCAATTCAGCAATTGCTTTAGCTAAAACAATTCGATTCCACAATATCTTCTTCTCTTCAAGAGAGTAATTTCCTAAAGCTCCCTTCCTAAAAGACAACTCTGAGAGTTTGAGATCCTTCGGTGTTTTAAGAAATCCTTTAAAATTCACAGGATCAGCCCAAAGGCTTAAATCTTCCCTTTCTTTAGGAATATGAAGATCTTTAACTATAGATTTGACAGCAATGCCGCAATCCGATGCTCGTTTTTCTGCAGCAGAAATCAGAGCCCTCTCCTCAACTTTCTTTTCTGAAAAGGCTTTACCAAGAGCGACTGCCATTACGCCCTCCTTTGAAGCTCTCCTCTTAGCAATCATTATTTCCCCCTGAGTGGGCCGGCTCTCAATCATACCTAACTGTCTCCGATACTTTTGCAGTCTACCAATGGTAGATTTCGAGGCCTTATCCGTCCTTGCCTGTTGAAATGAGTTTTCGAGCAACTCTGCATGAATCTCAAGTTTACCCGCTTTATTCAGGAATCTATACGGATACCGCCAACTATCAGATTTAGAAGCTCGGTTAAGAATGAAGGCTTCCTTAGGAAGAGTAGAAGTGTCAATTTCCTCAGCTTGAGGTTGACCCTTTTCTCTCTTTTTATCTATAATAGCATCTGCTAAATGCTTAGGTACCCACTTGGCTCCACGCTGTTTATATTTTATCTTTACTACGGCCCACCCTGCTCTAATTGCTTCTATCTCCGAGCCTCCACCCCTCAAGATGGTATTAGCAATCTTGTGGAAAGTATCCTGTACCCCCACAGGCTGATTCTTAACACCTTGAAAAGGATCTTTTTTACTCCAGGGCATCTTAATACCCCCAATACATGACGGTAAAGGCAAAAGTTAGTATGCCCTCTCTAAAAGACAATAACAACCTTCTATTGCTACATATATGTCTAAGATTATACATTTTTCTTCATGCCTTTGTGATTCCTGACTGTGATTCTAATAATGCTAACCAATAATAATAAGTATCTCTGATTGTACTTCTAAATGGTATTTCAGGCTCCCAGCCTGTGGCGTTCCTAAATTTTGTCGAATCTCCCCACAGAACAGGCACATCACTTGGACGCATCCGTTCTGGATCCTGAACGATTTCTACATCCTTAAGGCCTGCTACCTCTAAGACCATATCTAATACTTCCTGCATAGATCTGGCCTTTTGAGAGGAAATATTCCAAGGGCCTGGACCTATATCCATCACAGCTGCCAATACATAGGCTCTTACCATATCCCTCACATCGGTGAAATCTCGCAATGCCTCAAGATTTCCCACTTTAATCTTTTTTGGCTTTAACTTCAACTGCATCTCTGCCGCCTGTTTACAAAATGTAGAAACGACAAATTCTTCTCCCCTTCGAGGACCAGTATGATTGAAAGCTCTTGTTCTGATAACCCTAAGACCATAGGAGCGATAATACTGATAAGCTATAAAATCTACAGCAATTTTTGTCACAGCGTATGGTGATAACGGACGAAGAGGATTATCTTCATCTACTGGTAATTCCTCTTCCTGAATTAATCCATATTCTTCAGAAGAACAGGCAATCTGCACAATTGCCTCAGGGCTAAATTTCCTAACCGCTTCAAGTAAATTCACAGTGCCCTCTACATTACTTCTTATAGTCTCAATAGGCTGGCTCCACGACAACTGAACATAAGATTGGGCACCTAAATGAAAAACAGTATTTGGCCTAATTTTATCTACAATCTCCAACATCCTATAAGGATCTGTTAAATCTCCCATAATCATATGAAAATGATCTTTCTCAAGAAGACCTGCTTCTCGAAGATTATCCTCCTTACACCCTCTTCTTACAAGTCCATATACTTCTAAAGGCGCAGGAACCTCCAACCTACTTTGTTGATCAAAAATATGTTCTGCTAAATGAGAGCCAACAAACCCGTTAACTCCCGTAATCAGCACTGAGTTCATTAAATTCCTCATCATGTTCTCCCAAGTCTATGACCGTTTCTTCTCCTACAAGATAAATGCGGTCTTGCTTCTTCATCCTTTGTCTAAGAACACCTTCGACAGCTTCGTGGATTTCTGAATCTTCCATTTCTTCTAGGCCCGTAGGAATACCATGCGTCGGAGGCATCAGGGCTTTTGTTATTGCTGTAGGTACACCTGCTACTTTAGCACAAGCTTTAAGCACCTTTACTGCAAGGTCTGGATCAGTAGGTGTAAATGGCTCACCTGTTGCCATCGGCAAGGGAGCTAATCCCATGAAGTTCCGAATTTCGTTTACTTCTAACCACCCACCTTTTCTAGAGATTAACCAAATCTTCGTGAGTTTTTCTAGGTCGAGCAAATCCACTGCTTCATATGTTATATATACGTCTCGGAAACCGAATGAAGACATAGGCCACACTAACTCAGAATTCAAATGGTATGACTCTAACTTTAGTTTCGGTTTCAAGGCATCTTCCTTAAACTGTTCTTGCTGCTGTGCGCTGTTCAGCTTACCTGTCGATACATCTACAACACCTAATACAATTGGCTGCATTGAGTACACTGACATTATCTTAACCAATAACCACCGCGAATAGTCTTGAAACTGCATATCTTCATTACTAAAATTCAGCTTATGAATATCTACTTCACCTTCTTCGGCACCAATAAAAATTGGCTTATGAGGCTTGCCTTGTAACTCCTGCTCCCAATAAGCCTGAAACCGTAACATCTTAGACTCAGCTGCGTCACCTGATCCCATCTTATTAAAAGTAATAGCAAGCCTAGGAGTTGCATTATTGGAGAAGAATTCTATATTATATGCAGATGCAAATAACTCAGCGGTTACGGTCTGCACTAAGGATTCAATTGGTGAGGTCCCATATACTGAACCAGCGCGAGGATTAGCAATAAAGTATATCATTTCGTCAATACCCCAACTTTCCACTTCCTGTCCATGCTGAACCTGAGAGTAAGCTTTAGCTGGAGTATGGAACTGACCTGTTTTGTCTACATTCAGTTTTATTTCGTCTCCAGGTGCTGCATATAGAGCCAAGGGAATGTTTCTATCTTCAATAGCGGAGGCTACATTAATATTCCTTTCTACAGCTACTCCTGCCGCATCATAAACAAGCATATCTCGAAAATATTTTTTCCTAAGACTCATAAATGATTCTCGACGATCATTCGGATTCTGCAACAAATCAATGATCTTACCTACTTTGTTCAATTGTCTTGTGGAAGGTTCTGATTGACCGGGCCTATATATTGGCTTCACTACTGGCTCAATGACACTCAAACGGTCAACCGTTTTATTTATAATTGCGTGAACCCATACGTTTCTCTTATAAATTTCCCACATTTTCTCAAAGGTCAGACGGCCAGAGAGGGCCCTCTCCAAAAACCTGCCACCTTTTGTAGGTTCTACCCTACGGGCTTCTGATGCTCTCATAAGGGCGCTCTTATAAATAGGACTAGTGACAGCCTTTGTCACAGCACCAGGCTTTTTTATAAATCCTATCTCAGCCATTACTTATTCCTCCTTAGGTGTTTCTTCGCCTGCCTTTGAGTTTACCCATCCTAAAGCAATAATTAAAGGAACAGAACATAAAGATATTATCCAATCTCCTTCATATAAAGCCTTCACTCCAAACAATGCCGCCACCAAAATGCATCCTGCTGTCCATACATTAAATATCAAATTCAAAAATTCTGCAAGGGTGTTTTCAATCCAATCAGCAAAAGCTCGAAATTTCTTACCTAATTGATCAATCATAGCCCATACTGTATGCCTTACTCCACGCCGCTTGCGATCTCGAAGGACTCTTACTGCCGCAGTCTCACTTTTGATATAACTGCGCCTCTTTTTTACACCTTCCACAAAAGCTCTTTCTGGAAGATACTCAAGTATATCTTCATCAGATACCTCTGAAATAGGCTTCTTTACTTTAAGAGAAACTTCTGCTTTTATACCTGCTTTTCCTGTCTTATCTAATTGACTTACAATCCAAATAGGAAATGAGCATTCTTTTTGCAAGTTCAGTTTACAACCGTTGCATCCCTCCGGTCCTGCAAAGGGGAATCTTCTACACTTCGGAGAAGGACACCACCTTGCAAACTTAACTGCTATTCTTCGTAGTAGGCCCATTTTAATCCTCATCTCTCGTTGTTGCTAAAACTCCACCTAAAGAAGTTCCGATCGGCAACTCAAAACAACTTTGAGAACAACCCACAACTGCTTCCCAAACGTCGGAAGAACCGAGAGCTTTACCTTCTTCCTTTTGTCTACGAGCAGACTTCTCTGGGTGATCAACCTTTCCGCCTATTTCTACTAATTCTTCTGCCTCCCTCAAGAATACTGAATTATAATAGTAATCTATCATTCCCGTATATATTAATGATTTAACCGTACTATTAGCCTCATAATCATTCTTAGTTGAACGGCGCTCAGCTCTAATACCTGCCCTAGAAAGATTCTGAAGCATTTGTTTAGATTGCCATTGGTCGGCTGTTACAATGCCGAGTTTAAATCCTAACCTTCTAATTTTTTCTACTAATTCCTCTACATACTGTAACTGTAGTTCTCCTCCACCTTGACCTATCAATTGAGCATAAAAATCAATAATTATTTTTCTAGAGTATGAATCTAAACCTCTTGTATATCTTTCTTGAACACGATCCATTATATCTGTACCTGTCTCTCTAGGTTTTTCTGCCCTAAAACTTATCTTTCGGATAGACGAAGGATCTAATCTAGGATGTGCTTGTAAAAGGTTTCTAACATATGGAGTATCCTCAATGTTTTCATCAGTAAACACTTGCTTAAAGAAGTCTTGTTCTCTAGCACCTACAACTAAAGATGCCTCTTCGGCATGACCTAAACAAATAGCCGCGCAATCATAGGCTCCTTCTTTACTTGTTGCAAGGTCTAGATGAAGAGCGTATGTGGTATTCGGATCACCTTTAAACCACGGATAAAATTTAATTCTTGGCATTTCAATTACAGATTGATTGCCAACTACAGGATTCCTTCTATCCTTATTGATAGTTGTAGAAATTTTCTCTGGATATCCAAAGAATCTTTCTTCTTCATCTACACCTGATCCTAAGCACATATAAACTCGCCTCGCTCTGTTTGGATTCTTTCTGAACTTAGCAGCAAAATGCTCCTTCTTTCTCAACTTATTGATTTCCCATGTAGCATTTGGACCAGAAGTAAAAGTGCGAGGTTCTTTCTGCCCTTCATTATGTCGAATCATCATATAATCAAAATCGTGTCTTTTATATGATAATAAAAATCTCTTGCCCATATCTCCAAACCGAGAAGTCATATTTTCCGAAACACCTTCATGGATATCTGCCGCATCCTTCAAGTTAAAAGCTGCAATCTCATCAAATACAGCAATAATAACGTTCTTTCCTTCAAATGAATAATTCTTACTATGAAGGCTAAAAGCTCGAATGTGCTTTGGAAACAAAATTTCATTTTCCTTTAAATCTCCGCCTTCAGAACCTTCTCTTAAATCCATACCCCAAGTTTCAAACCACCTTTGTCCAGCTGCTTTAGAATGACCTTGAGGACAAACAACTCTTTTAATATCCTTTTTTAATCCTGTAAAGAAAACATTCTTTGCCAACTCTGCATTTAATGAAGTGTTAATAATATCTAAAGTCTCATCCTTGCCCTGATTGAAGAATTTTTGAGGATCCCTCAAACACATCATCCAATAAGCTCCATATAATACCAATTTCCTAATAAGCCAATCTTTACCTGAACCCATACCCCACAAAGCAATACCTTCTTCATAAGTTGTATCCCAAGTCTGAGCATCTTTTCCATACATAGCTGTGGCAAATTCTTCTTGAGGCCCACTAAATACCGGCTCACTAAAAAACGAATTCATAAACTCACGGAAAGTAACAGGGATTTCGTCAAACAATTCATTTCCTTTAATACCTAAAGTTTGAACGCGGGGAGGAGCCACAGAGCTAATCATGCCTTCCCAAAGAAAGCGGCTTAAATCAAATTTTCCGCCTTGTTTGGCGGTTGCTTCCTCAATAGCTCTTTTATCTTGTCTAGTTAAATGAGGCATTATTTTATCTTCACTTGTCCTGGCAAATCATCATCTTCCCATCTTCTAGCAAGAATATTATAGCGATACCTAGAAAATGGCACTCTCCATTGTTTAGCGTGAGCCCTACAATCTGATAACGGAGGTCTTCCTCTTGTAACAAAGCAATATTGGCAGACAATAGAATCATAATCAGGAGCCACTCGAGGATTGCCTAATTGAAGAAGATCAGCTTCTATAAATCTCTGCTGTCTATTCTTACGTCTTTTTCTCATCCTTTTTTAGGCACCTTTCTTTTTAAAGGTCTGTGCATCTCTGGCCTTAAACAATCCTCGTATGCCTTTTACAACCGTTTCTTTAATAAACTTTTGAACGTGCATGGCTCGACCTTGTTTTTCAGCTAAAGCGCGAGCCTTAGCCCTAGAAGCAGCATTGCCTACAGTGTATGTATAACACTTACCACTATCACCATACTTAAATCCTGGCTTACCTCCTGAGCTACAAACCTTTACTGGCATCTTAATTCAATCCCTCTTCTTCAAAATCAGGCCAATCCTCTCCCCCGTTATCTTCATCATCCACAGAGCCTGTTACAGCCTCTCCTACAGAGCCAATTGTCATAGAATGAATTTCTTGTTCTCTGCGCTCTTGCTCCTTTAATATTTCCTCTTCAATTATATGCTTCTTTAAATCTTTTGTCGCCCAAGGTTTCCAAGTAACCATCCTTTCAGCAATCATTCCTCGATTAGGACAATTACCACAAGTATCATTTAAAGTCATAGCAAGCAATTCTATAAGTTCCATAATTTCCTTAAATCCAACAGTCATAGCTAAATCATTTTTAAGCTTCTGGTCCCTCTCCCGCAATCGACCTACAACATCAAGAAAATGAAGAATATGCTTTCTGAGATTGTCTTGCCTGCCAAACAATACAGCTAAAGCCTCAGCCTCTCCTGAAATGTTCTCTCCGAGGGAGCCTTGCATACCTACAACAAATTTCCATATAATTTTTCCTTGTTCTTTTGATAAACTTAATTCTCGACATAAAGTCTTAAACTCCTGCTGATATTGCCATCTATCCTCCTCATTCCAATCCGTTGTAATTTTCTCTAATATTTGCTCAAGACTTTTTCTTGTCTCAAGCATCTCTTGAGAAATACCATCAACCTGAGTGCGAGCAACGGCAACCTCTTGCTCAAGACCAAGCTCATCAAAAGAAGCATCATATGTTGCCATATCTTTTACAGAAATACCCTTTTTGTACATTCCTACGGTTCCATCCTTTTGGCGAATGGCGAGAGCTGTACCTGGTGCGTTTCCCCCATGAAGTTTACACCGACGCCATTTTTGTTTCTCTTCATCATACGGAGAAAGGCCTGTACCCATTCCAGGAGGCTGTGTACAATAACCCCTTAAATTTTTCCTTCTAGCATTACAGTGGTGTTGATCAGCCTCTTTATAAGGTAAACCTTTACTTGGTCCAATAGGAAGCACCGTCTTGCCTTGTCCCGTAAGAGCAGACTTTACAGGATTTTTAGTTTTTCTTCTATCTTGTTTTTTCATAGTCCAAGCGGCAAGCCGGACAATGGTAGGCCTGTTGTGGGAACCAGAAATCATCGCAGACAGATGGGCCAAAGACCTGACTGTTTTGCATTTCTGATACAGGGCAGAGACCAGAAGAAAAACTGGGAATACCCCAGCACGAAGAAGCAGTCCTTTTCCCATCATCCGGATACCGCATTCCGCTCCTCTTCGCTAAGACTTAATTGTAGCTCGTCCAGTTGTGACGGTTGACGTTTTACTATTGGTATCAACCACCGTGGCCTGATGCCAATAGACTCCTTGCTTCTCATCTGTATCTACGAGATCAATTGCTATAGCTATTTCTCCTTGACTTGCATCAACTAAAGTAATTCCTTCACCTAATGTCTTTGTTATAATAGGATCGTTATTGTGAATACAATTTCTCCCAATACACATATTCCACGTAATAGATTGAACATTAGTAAGGTCTTTCCTTGTGTTTCCTGTAGGATCAGCATCAAGATCAAATATTGTTATCTGCAGGTCCCTTGTTTCCCCTTCGTTCATAGAGAAATTCTGATTTTCTGCGCCCATCCTATTCCTCCTGAAACTTTCCTACTAATTGGACAACAGTACCAAACTCACCTCTTAAAGATATAGTTGTAGAGAACCGACCTGCAAGAGGAATAATTATAGTTGACCTTCCATCGGCTATAATCTCTGCAAAGCCAATGGAAGAGCCAACAGCTTTATAATCTACATTTGCACTTCCTATTAATGAAGCAATTGCTTCCGCAACAGCAACCGCAAACATTTCACAAATAGCTGTACCTATGGCGGAAGCTTCACCTATAACCGATGCTGCGCCTAGACGGATTACAGTGGGATCAGCAACAACAGTACATATACTCTCAACTGATGCCGCTCCTGCACGATCACATTTACCTGTTGCTAATACTAATGCTTCACCTGTAATTGATACTGTTGCTTTATAGATTGCCGTTAAAGTAGCACTAACAATAGCTTCACCTGTTGCTGAACCTACACCTTCTAAGATTGCTTCAACGTCGGCTGTTGCTGATGCCTTACAAATAGCAGCAGAATCAGCGAGAATAGTACACTCACCTGTTACTGATGCAGAAGCAGGCACCGAAGCTTTTGCTATAGCTAATACTGAGCCTTCACCTGTAACTGAGGCTGATGCTTCGTGAGTAACCTTTGCTGTAGCAGATATAGATGCTTCACCTGTTACAACTGCTGAAACAATCGCATCTACATCACCTATGGCTGATACAGTACAGGCGCCCGTGACCGATGCAAAAAATTCCTTTGTAACCTTTGCTAAAGTAGATAATGCAGATGCTTCAGCTGTGACTGATGCAGATGCAGGTACAGATGCTGCTGAATCTGCAACAACAGTACAAGCACCTGTCACCGATGCCGACGCTTTACGTGTTACTTTTGCTGTAGCTAATATAGTGCAGGCACTCGTTACTGATACTGCCGCTTCATGTGTTACTTTTGCTATTGCTGATATCGAGCCTTCACCTGTTACCGACGCCAATGCTTCATGTATAACCGATACCTTACCCGTAGCTGATACTGAGGCTTCGCCTGTTACCGATGCAGAAGCAGGTACAGATGCTTTTGCTATGACTGATACTGAGGCTTCACCTGTTACCGATGCAGAAGCAGGTACAGATGCTTTTGCTATAGTTGATACTGAGGCTTCACCTGTGACCGATGCAGAAGCTATAACAATCGATGAAAGTGTAGAATCAATTAATTGACTTGGCGTAAAGCCACACTGTGAATTCTCATGAGAAGTCTGCTCTAATACAGCATAAATATAAATGCGATCTGTACTCAAGCACGGTTGATCACTTACCTGAGTAACATTAAATGAATGAACACCTGCAGAAACACCTTCAGTTAATCCAGTAAGCGTACCAAGTGTTGCCTTGTTAGTACCGTCAGATGCTATTAAACATACAACTATAGCATTAAATTGTAGAAGCGCATTAGCTGATGTTATATCTATACGGACGGTCCAGGTGCCAAAAGGAATATTTGTAACCCCTACACCTGTTTCCTTCTCGAAGAAAATAGTGGACTGTACGCCAGCTTTATAAACCTCAACCATAACTTCAGATGTACCGGCGGTACCATCCGGCTCCATCTCACGATAACCGGGAATGACTGCCAGACCATCGGCGGCATTATAACATTTCTCACCAGAATGATCAGTTATAACATCAGTCTGTTGATATTTTATAGGCATTTAACAAGTTGGACGAGGATCGTCCGGTTGACGTTCTCCAGCTTCAACCATAATTCGATCTATTTCTTTATCAGAAACCCACTTACCCATCTTAATTTCAGCGCTAGGATATCTTTCAACTATAGATTCTCTAGATTCGCTTATAACTGCGCCTTTCGGAAGCTTCTTTTTTCCTCCTGTTTTCCCGTTGGCTACTATCTTACCTTTAGGAAGCACATGAAGAGATGACTGCCCATAAATAATTGAACCGTCTTCTTGAATAACACGAAAATAATAATCTGAACCTTGCATAAACCTACGATAAGCGTCACCGGCTGGTGTAAGTTTATCGTAGTAAAGGTTTATAGCAACTACACCATCATCAGGAAGATCAGACCAATCTAAACTTTCAGACCGATAGACCTTACCGTCAGAGTACCACGCCTTCCAAGCAATAACTTTTGGCACGAAACATCATCTTACTTGAAGATAATGTCTAGGTCACCGGTCGGGAACTTGAACGTATCCCCACTATCCACAGTCTTGGACGAGGTCAACGCTCCAAAAATTAAGAGGTTACCAACCGTTGCCGCATCATGGATACCGAAATGCGACACAACGCCCCACGAAGCTGTAGCTTCAGTGAAGGTAATGTCCGACTGATTATCGACCAGATAACCTCCACCACCTTCTGTGACCGCAAGGTTCCAATAAGGCGATGCACCAGCGTTCTCGTGGACCTCTTCCCGAGCATATGAACCACCAGTTACCTCTACACCGGTGTCATCTTCATCAGGATTGGAAGTGTACAGTGATACGAACGTCTGTGGCTGTGTAAACGCCTGGTCGTTGAACAGGTAATCCAGGAGTTTTTGCTCCAGGTAATTACTCATTGCTGACATAAGATGAACTCCTTACGCACAAGGATTATTGTAGATGCATGTTGAAGCATTATTATACCCATCTAATTAATAATACAATATTATATATGTGCCTGTGTGCCTAAGATGTTACAGGATACTGACTTTAAGATAATTGAGCGGAAGGAGTTGGTATCAATCCTTGTCCGGAAGGATTAGCTTTCTTCTCCTTTGTTTTTGACTTAAGGCTTCACGGTGAGTGACTCTTGCTTGAAGTAAATTTAAAACGTGGTTTACTCCTGCGGAGCCGTCGATAGCTGAAAGACGACCTAATATTTCAAGAACCCTGCGTACATGACTAAACTGCAAATCAGGATAAACTCTCAAAGGAGAAAGAATATTCTCATATGCCTGAATCTTAGCCTGAGGTGTTAGAGTTGCTCCCTTTGCTAAAAATTCTCTCTGCATGTCACTCAATTTATTATCCTTCATCTTCTGAGTCCTTTTCTTCATCAGTCACAGGCTCCTCAGACTTTTCCTCAAGCATACCTAATCCTTTACCTCCAAACAAAGGTATATGAGCTACACCTTTACCTTCAACGATTTGACCCTTCTTTTTCTTAGTCATCTTAATTCCTTTTCTTAAGCCTAACTAGGCGCCCTCTCTTATTAACCTTTAACAAACCACTCTTCTTGCCTAAATATAAACCTTCAAGTAAACATAGTATATCATGCGGACTATAGAACTCAATAGAAACTTTGTAATTCACCGGCTGACGCCATTCTCCTATAACTTTTCCAATCTCCTTTCTATTCTTACTGTAGACAGATACCCCAACAGTAGGCTTTTCAGGTGACAACCTCATCAGGCCAGATAATTTCCCTTTTACTGTAACTCGCACTACAGATGGAAGAATATTTTGATTAGTCATTCATCTAGCTCCAATCCATTTTACTAGGCTCCAAAAACCAAACCTCCTTACCTTGTTCAAAGGCATAATCAATTTCGTTCTGCGTTGATTTGCCTATATATCCACCCTTATTGATAATAAACACTTCATCTGATATATCAATCTTTCGTAGGTGAAGTTCATCAAGCATTGCCTTTTGTTCCTCTGTCAATTCAATACCATCTGCGTGACTGAAACAACCTACACTCAAGACAATGTGACCACTCATTGAGAAAGATCTAGTCAGGTCCAAATACTCTTCCTTAAACTTAGTAGATCCGCACAGACAAATTATCTTAGGTCTATTCATCAGAAAACTACCTTTTTTCTTGTTACCTCAATATTATGAATCCCAGCGTCCAAAAAAGTTTGAGCCAATTGATTAGCCCTTGAGGTTGAAGCTTTCAAAGCAAACCACCTTTGCTTCCGATAATCTTGAGGTGTATGGCCTCCAAGCCTAAGGCCACTAGGAAAAATAATTACAACTCTCCCTTGTGGAATTTCAGTCTGCTTACTAGGTATCTCAATTCTAATTTCTATTATTTTATTACTCACAATTCCACCTCCAAGACTTCTATGTTCTTATGATACATGGTATAAGAATCAATTCCAAGAAGACCTCCCCAATATGCTGCCGTAGCAACATGGATAATATCCATTGTTGTGTCCCACCCCCCCCACCTTGAATCTTACCACTAGGAGCAAGATTGTGAATACCTGCTAATGCAGAATTTGCTGTATTCATATGTTTCAATAAAGCTCGCTCTACATCTGTAACAAGGCCTATCATTTGGCT